GAGCTCAAAAGCGTACCGGACCGCCACAGGAGACGAAAACGGGCGGATCGGCTGAAACCCTAAATTCAGATAATAGGAGGATTTAACACTATGCCAAGACGCAGAAAAGGCCGTAAAAACACCACTCCCGGTGTAGGCCCTGAACAGGTGGCAACCGCTGTGGCGGATGCCGTCTCCGAGGTTATGGAGCCCATTAAAAAGAAGCTGGAGGAAATTGAGGACCGCCTAGACGGCCAGGAGGGCGTGAAGATTGACGGCGCCACACTGGATGCCGCCGGCGTTGACGATCCGGAGCAGCTGGAAGAGCTTCTGGACAACGCCGCCGACCTGGCCGCTGACCAGCTGGAGGAGGATGGCAACGCCCTGGCCGCCGCCGTCATTGACGCCGGCCTGGATACCGGCGAGGTGGTGGACGAAATGGTCAAGCGGCGCAAGGCCCGTAAGGCTGCCGGCGAGGAATTAACCCCGGCCACCGAGGAGGAAGTTGCCGAAGCTATTGTGGAAGTGGCTGAGGAGATTGCCGAGGATCTGGCTCCGGAGGAAATCCAGCAGCTGGTCGATGACGGATATATTGAGGATGATGAGGCCAAGGAAGAGGCGGCCAAGCGCAGGAAAACCACAGGCGGCCGCAAAAGCGGAGCTACAGGCAGGTCCGCTCGTTCCAAAAAATCCGCTTCCGGAAGCGCACCCCGCCAGACAAAGAAAGCCAACACCCCGGCTTTCCAGCGCAAGTACAGCGGTATTTATACCGGCGCCAAAAGTTCCCAGGAGAAGCCCAAGCTGACACGGGAACAAAAGCTGGTCAAACTGGCCCGCTCCGTCAAGTGCCTGGATATTTTCCCCGGCGGCATCGGCGTACCGGTCCGGGATCCGGAGGCCGCCGCCCATGCCGCCGTCAAAATGTACGGTGACCAGCAGCTGGCCAGAGAGCTGAAAAGCATGTCAGTCTCCGAGCCCAGCTCAGGCGGATTCTTTGTGCCCCAGGATACCATGGATGAAGCCATTGAGCTTCTGTACAATGAAACCGTCGTTTTTGAGCTGGGCGCCCGCAAAATACCCATGCCCCACGGCAATATAAGCATTCCCAAGGTAACCTCCGGCGCCCGCGCCCACTTCCAGGGTGAGGCCAGGAATATCAAGAGCAGCCAGGGCACGGTCGGCCAGCTCCATATGTCAAGCAAACGCCTGGATGGGCTGGTCATTTCCACCGAAGAGCTCCTGATGTCCACCGACTACGCCAGCGATCTCCTGTTCGGCAATGACCTTCTGGAACAAATGAAGCAGGGCGTGGAGTATGGAGCGCTGCTGGCCAGAGGCACAAAGTTTGAGCCCCTCGGCGTTTATCATAATAAAAAGGTTGAAAAGGTCAACCTGCTCACCATCAATGATGTCCAGCTGGCGGACGCCCAGGGACGCCCCACTTCCGACCTGCCCATGTTCCTGACCGGCAAGGTCAGCAAGAAAAATGTGCGCGGCACCATGTTCGGCTGGACGTTCAACTCCGATGTGGAGACCTATCTGAAGCGGATGAAGTCCTCTGACGGTAAGTATATCTGGAAAGATGAGATGGACACCGGAATGCTGGATGGCAAACCCTACCGCACCACCAACCTCATTGACACGGCCAACAACGGCACTTCCATCATGATTTACGGTCTGTGGAGCGACCTGCTGGTCGGTGAACAGATGGGGCTTACCACCAGGACTTCCTACGATGCCACGGTGCAGACCGACAACGGCTCCGTGAATCTGTTCCAGTCCGTCCAGACCGCCACACGCGCAAATATGTTCATTGACACCGGCCTGCGCCATGATGAGAGTTTTATTGTGGCCACCAACGTGAAGGTGTTCGGCTAATCCGCCGGGCATAAGGAGGAAAACAGATGAAACGGCAACTTTTAGAGACCACTAAAGTGTTTCCCCATACCCAGGGGAGCGCATTTGACCGTTTGGGCTTCCTGTCCGCGGTTATGGGCATCCGGGTAGATTCCGCCGATGCGGATACTGTGGCAAAAATCACGGTGCTCCATTGCGACACCGACAGCGGAACCTATGAAGCAGTGCTGGATGAGCGCAACTTCCTGGACAAAACCCAGGTCAAACGGAACGAAAAGGGAAATCTGGTCCAGACGTTTGTGGAGATCCCGGTGGCTGCCGGGGATCTGCTCAATTTGGACATTGACCTGGTGGGCTGTGCGCAGTTTGTCAAGGTCAATGTGGAGTACACCGGCACCGTGAGCGCGGCCTTTGCCGTCGCCCTGGGTGACAACAGCTTCAACCCGCCGGAATAATCCCGGCAGGCTGAAAGGATTGCGGGCGGGGCCGGTTCGGCCCTGCTCCCTTTACATATAAGGAAAGGAAGGTTCACCCTATGATACGCAAATACAGCTTCAAGCCTTTTCCAACGTCGCCGCAGCCGGAACCCGCAGACCCACCGGATGAATTGACCCTGCTGCTGGCTGACCTGAAAACAAAGGATTTTGACCAGCTGGCCACCTACGCCAAGGAGCGGAACATTGACCTCGGCCAGACCACCAGCGCCGGCGGCGCATACAAAAAGATCGAAGCCCACCTCCTGGCGGAAAAGGAAGCCGGCGGCAAGGAGCAGTAAAGGAGGCGTCCCATGCCTAAGAACGAGAACACCATCCACCCGGTACTCCTTCAGCTGGCGCCCAATGCGATGAGCACGGTGGGGATTGTCAAGGCAGTGAAAAATATACCGGCTGCCGACACATCCTATAATGTTTTTTTGACCCTGCTCATCAACTACGCCTCCGGATGGGTTGAACGGACAGCCGGGCGCCGCTTCGGCTTGGCCCGTTATCAAGAAACCGCCAAGGGCGATGGCCTGCAGGAACTGGTGCTGGAGCAGTACCCCATCCGCGTTATTCACAGCATTACAGACACGGAAAGCGGGACGGTGGTGGATCCGAAGGCGTACTCGTTCAGCAAAAACGGTCATGTGGGCGTTGTCTACAGGGACAGCGGCTGGAGCCGGAGAGGATATCCCACCGGCCTGGTTCCCGATCATGTGCTGTCCAAGGAGTACCTTCTGGTGGATTATACCTCCGGCTATATTCTGCCAAAGGACGCTGATGAAACAACAAAGGCGGAGTGGCTTCTACCCTCCGACCTGCAGGGCATTATCTGGCAGATCGTGTCCATGGAGCTGGACCTTGCCGACAACGGCGCGGACGGCCTAGCCGCATTCAGTATTGCGGATGTTTCCTGGACGTTTGACAAAGCTCCGCGCCAGAGCTGGCTGGATATTATCGCAACATACAAGGAGGGTGCCTGATGGACAACAGCAGCATGTTCTCCGGATTGTTCAACCAGCTCCAGGAGCTGGACGGCGCCGAGATTGTTGTCGGCGTCCAAGCGGAGTCTGGTGAGAATTTTCACGGCCAGACCGTTTCCAGTGACAGTGATATGATGAAGATCGCCTATGTCCACGAATACGGCTACGACATCGAGGTCACCCCCAAAATGCGGGCCTGGCTCCATCACAACGGGATCCACCTGAAAAAAGACACCAAGTATATCCACATCCCGGAGCGGTCATATATCCGCCGCGGGTATGAGGAGGGAAAAGCAGACTTTGACCTGGCCATGAGCGACCTCATCGGGAAGCTGTTCAAAAATGAGATCACCGTCGATGAGCTGCTGCAGAACCTTGGCCGCCAGGCCGTCACAGACACGGTGGGCAACATGGGCGTGGACACCACCCCTATCAGCGCATATACCCAGGCTCACCGCAAAGCCAGTATGAGCAGCACCCCGCTCACCGACACCGGCGGCCTTGCGAACCACATCACCGCCGTCATCAAGAAAGGCGGCGGACGATGAGGCCGGTACATCCGCCCCGCGGCGGCGCCTGGTCCGGGCCACGGATTCCCAAGCGGCTGCTTCGGACCTTTTATCGGATAGAGACCACCAAGACCTTCCGCCAGGATAAGGGCGGCATTTATGAAACGGCCAGCCAGGCCATCTCTACATTCCAGGGCACCCTGTTCCCCATCAACAACGAAGACCTGCAATATCTCCCGGAGGGGACCAGCACGGTCAATTCGCAGAAGCTGTACACCGACGGGGAAACGCTGTCTCTAGGACAACAGGTCCGGGACAGTCTGGACGATCAGGCATACACCGTGGGCACAGAGCTGACCCATGGTCCGGTACACGGCCTGAAGCGGTACATTGTGACAAAGAAAGGGGCTGCGGGGAATGGATAACGGAGCAATCATCACCATGGACCAGGCAATCATCCGGGCCCGGAATCTGGTTGTCTCCAAACTGGCCGCAGCTGTGGCCATCCCCGTTCGGTTATCGGATGAGCAGGATCCGGAAGCCCCACCGCCCTATTGCTATTACAGCTTTATTTCCCCTTATGTTCCCACCGGCGAGTTTGGCAACCACACCCGCCAGGTGATTGTGGATCCGGAAACCCAGACAAAGTACATCCGGGACGTCCGGGCGGAGTATCCGGAAATGATCCTTTCATTCACCTTTTGCAGCCGCAACAGGCAAGCGGAAAAAGGTGAGGAAATCAACGGGGAAACCGAAGCCCTCCAGCTGGCCGCCAAAGCTGCCGGCTGGTTTGTGCAGGAAGGGGGCTCCGCCCTCTCCATGGATGGCCTTGCCGTGCTGCGGGTAAACAACCTCGCAAGCCGGAGCGGGATCCTGGCGGACGAATATGTCCGCCGCTGGGGCTTTGACGTCGCTATCCGCTACAAGGCCCAAACCATCCGGATTGATGGAATTATAGAGCGCGTAATCACCAAGCAGAATAAATAAAGGAGGTATGACAGTATGGCGCGTGACGTTATATCCTATGTATCGCTGGACACCAAGCCCAAGGAATCCGACAGTCTGGATGTCCTCATTATTGATACCACAGGCGCCCGACCGGTGAAGCTCTACCGGGACCTGACGGTCATCAAGGAAGACTTTCCCGATGTGGGCGGCGAGTCCAGCAAAATCTACCGCAAGGCCGCCCAGCTCTTTAACCAGGGCAAGACCACCATGGCGGAGTCCCTGTATCGGAAAGTCAAAATTGTGGGCTTTGCGGCTCCGGAGGATCCGGCGGGCCTGATAGACGCCATTGAAAGCTTCCGCCAGAATGACGATGCCTGGTCGGTGTTCCTCACCGACCAGGATGAGCGGGAATACCAGGAGGCCCTTATTGCCTACGCGGCAGCCACGGAGCCCACGTTCGCTGAGCTGGAGGTCGGCATCGAGGATCACCGCAAGTTATACTTTGGCCAGACCATGGACAAAGACTTTACATTCGACTGCCCGCGTGGCTCCGTGATTTACGTCAATGACCTGGAGGAGGAAGGGGACGCCGCCTATTTAGGCAATGTGGGACCTTTCTATCCGGTTCGGAAAACATGGAAATTCAAGCGGCCTGACGGCGTGAGCGTGGCCGACCTCACCGAAGGGGAAAAGGATGCCCTGGACGAGCAGCATGTAAACTATATGACCTCGGAATATGGCCGGGTGTACGTCAAAAACGGCGTTTGCACCGACGGCGAGTTCATCGACACCCAGCTGGGCGCGGACTTTATCGCCAAGCGGGTCCGGGATAAGGCATACGATGTACTGCTGCAAACGGATGATGTACCCTACACGGACGAGGGTTTTTCCCTGCTCGGCGCCGCCGTCATTGACGCGCTGAACGATGCCACAGACAACCGCATCATTGCCAGGGACCCCGAAAGCGGCAAGGGCGTATTCTTTGTAGAAATCCCCACTCGCGCCCAGGCTACCGATGACCAGGCCAGAAACCGGTTAATGCCGGATATCTTCTGGGAGGCACTCATTGAGGGCGCCGTCCACAGAACCCGCGTCCGCGGTGTGCTCCGCGCCAGCCTGGTGCAGGATAATGCTGCATAGTCTCAGGAAAGGAGAAATAAAAGATGCCCGAAATTACCAATCTGGATCCAAGGAAAAGCACAGTCACCGTCGGTTCCCGGTTTCTGACCGGCTTTGCCCCGGACGGAATTTTTACCCTGGTCTGGAACGCAGATCGGGTGAGCCTGACGGTCGGCTCCCAGGGAGACGGCGTATACGTGGAGAACGCGGACGAATCCGCAATCCTCACCGTCACGCTGAGCCCCACCTCCAGCTCCGTCACCTTTTTAGAAGAAATGTGCTTCAACCGCGCCTCCTATCCGGTAACCGTCAACGACGCTTCCCCCGACGCCCGGATCACCTATTACAGTCCCACGTGCCGGGTTCAGAAACCCGCCGACAAGAACCGGGGTCCTAGCGCAAGCACTGTGTCCTATAGCATCATCATGCCAAAGGTCTCAAAAATCGCATGACCGGGGCCGGGATAAAACACAAAAAACCAGCGTGGCCACAAAGGCCGCGGGGATTATCAGAAAGGGGTTACAGAAGATATATGGCAAAG